GAGCGACGTAACCACCAACGTTAATATCGTTAAAACTACGATTATGATTGACCTTACTGGCCTAAAAGATGGCGGTACGGCTGGCGACATAATCGGTAAGGATGGCTCTGGTGTTGCGTACATCGGGCAGGTCACAACTGCTAACCAAGGCGTTGTTTTTGGTGTAACCATGACTTGTGTTGAAACACCTGCTGGCGGTAGCACAGACATTGATCTGTACTCAGCAACTGAAGGCACTGGTGTGAACGACACTGCAATTGGTGACTTGACTGAAACTCAGGTCATCAATGCTGGCGCAGCTTCTGCTGGTACTATGGTTGCTGGTGGCGATATTGCTGCTGACCAATACCTGTATCTAGTTAGCCAAGGCACTGGCGATGCAGCCTACACTGCCGGACGTTTTCTTATTGAAATCACAGGCTATGACGTAGCGTCTTAGTAGGAGTCTGACATGGCTGATGCAGTAGCTTCCCAAACAATAGTTGATGGGCCGTCCCATGTAGCTATTAAATTTACAAACATCTCTGATGGCACTGGCGAGTCTGCCGTGACTAAAGTAGATGTTAGTGCGCTAGAAGCAGATTCACGCACTGGGTTGTCTTGCACTGACGTTAACATAGAGCGTGTATGGTGGCAGTGCATTGGCATGAAGGTTCGTATTTTGTTCGACGCAGATACCGACGTTATGGCGATAGAGTTAGGTGAGAACCAAAGCGGCGATCACGACTACTCTAAGTTTGGTGGTTTGGTAAATAACGCAGGAACTGGCAAAACGGGGGACGTAAAGTTCACCACTGTCGGGGCTAGCGACGGTGATACCTATACCGTCATTTTGTACATGCGTAAGAAGTTCGGGTAACCCCCTTGCGTAGTTACTACAAAAAGAAAGCTGAAAGCTGCCCTTCGTTTAAGAAGGGTGGTATGGCTGGTATGTCTGTTAAAAGTGGGGACAAGCGCCCCACTAAATCTGGCGCTGGAATGACAAAGAAAGGCGTTGCGAAATACAGGCGGCAGAACCCCGGAAGCAAGTTGCAAACGGCGGTTACTGAAAAAAGTCCTACGGGCAAACGAGCGGCACGCAGAAAGTCTTTCTGTGCGCGTTCAGCGGGTCAAATGAAAAAATTCCCTAAAGCAGCAAAAGACCCTAACTCAAGGCTGCGACAGGCGCGGAAACGATGGAGATGCTAAATTGGCATACCTACAAAGTAACATCCCGTACTTTAAGTGCTGGGTGAGGAAGGAATACACTCACAATCACGAGAAGTACCACGGCGAGTTTATTCATGCTATGGCTATTGCAGTTACGACAATGCCTACACGATGTCTTAGCTTCCAGATGATATTTACTGGGGCTGAAACATACGACGAAGAGAATGAACCCAACGTACATGGCGGCGCTATGTGGGCACGTATGCCGATAACAGCGTTATGCGGGGATACTCCGTATGATGAGTGGCCCGAACCCATGCCTGTGTGGGCTGCACAGCCTTGGGATTGCTCGTCTAGGGATCATTCAGTGTATGTGCTTGATAGAGCTACACCGTGCCCTTGGCTAGCCAAGATTGATGGAGAGATGTATCCAGCAAAGTATATGTTCACGGTGGACTATACGAACAACGAAATTGCAGATGACCCCGCACAACACAAGCAGAGTCATGTGATGGAGCTGTTAGATGCTGGTGAGTGGACAGGGAACATTGTAGCCCTACCTAATAATAGGGTACGTGTTACGCACCCAGCGTGGTTTGAGACAGGAGAAGGGGCACCGGATTTTAGACCTTCTCAGCATGTTCATTACAGTAAATCTGATTTGGACTATACGTTAGACGTTAATCAGGTGTTTGATAACTTGTACGCGGAGAATGGCGATGAAGATGAAGAGTAAAGGTTATAGCCGAGGCGGCATGAAGATGAAGTCTAAGATGAAAGCTAAAGGCATGAAAGCCGGTGGCAAGATGACTTCTAAGATGTCTACTAAAGGTGGGATGCGAGGGGGTAAGAAGATACCTCCCGGCATGAAAAGGGGTGGTACGTTTCCAGACTTAAACAAAGATGGGAAGGTTACGCAGGCTGACATTTTGATGGGACGCGGAGTTGGCGGTAAAAAATCAAAAGACAAAAAACCCGCAGCAGCTAAAAAACCCGCTGGCAAACGCACCATGATGCCCGGAATGACCTCTGCAAAAATGCCCAAAATCAAGGGTGCAGAAGGTATTGACAAGAAAGGGGTGTACCAAAAAGGCGGTTCTGTGAAGCCCAAAGGTATGAAAGCTGGTGGTATGAAGCCTAAAGGTATGAAAGCTGGTGGCATGAAAGCCAAAGGCATGAAGCGGGGCGGCAAAGTCAGAGGTGCTGGTATAGCCCGTAAGGGTGTACGTCCAGCGAAGATGCGTTAGGAGTTAGGTATGGCTGAAAAACTATCAAATGCTGAGCGTAGAAAACGGTTTTCAAAAGAACTTGCTAGGCTTGAAAAAACCCTTTCTCCAGAAGAAAGAGAAGATCGTAGAGGGCAAAGTTTCGCAAAAAAATTCTTTCTTGATGCGCCCAAAGATGTCATTGGCACCAAAATGAATAGAGAAGGCATTTCTGGTGCCATTCCCGGTATGGGTGGAGGAGATATTTCTCCAGAAGCTAGGGCAAAAGAGATATTTGACGCGGGTAGAAAGCGAAGAACTAAAGAGAAAAAAGACGCGAACCGCACGGCAAAAAATAGAGCACGCGCTAAAGCTAATCCTAGTTTGCTAAAAGGTGGAGCTAACTATAAAAAGGGTGGCAAAGTCAGAGGTGCCGGTATTGCTCGTAAGGGTGTACGCCCAGCGAAGATGCGATGAGGCGTTATTATAAGTCAGGCGGGAAGGTTAAATCAGGGGGCAAGATATGTCCTTCTGGTAAGGCGTGGGCCAAGCGCACCTTTGATACTTACCCGTCTGCTTACGCGAATATGGCCGCATCTAAGTACTGCAAAGACCCTAGCTATGCTAAGGGCAGTAAAAAGAAGAAAAAGTAATGGGACAGCTAAAGCAATGGCGTGACCAAGACTGGGTTCGTATCGGCACCGATGGCAAGATCAAGGGGCCGTGTGGTACGTCGAAGAACAAGAAGAACCCAGATCGTTGTTTGCCGAGGTCTAAGGCGCAGTCATTGAGTCAGTCTGAACGTGCCACTACCGCACGTAAAAAGAAAAAAGCTGGCTCGCAGGGGCAGCAGGTGGTGTCTAACACACCTAAAGCTAAGGTTAGAACCGCAAAAGCGGGCGGTATGATCCGCGAAAATCATAAAGGTTGCGGGGCTGTAATGGGCAACCGTAGAAAGAAAACTCTGTACGTAAGAGGTACTAAGAATGGCTAAGTTAGAGGTTTTTCAAAACGGTAATTTTTCTGATGGTAGGCCCGTATTCCAAATTGGTAGCAAGAACGAAGACGGCACTTATGCTGTCGTCAACGCTAGCTTGATGAGCGAAGAAGAGGCTAATGCAGTATTAGCCGAGCTACAGCCTGCACCTAAGAAAGAAGCAGCACCTAAGAAAGCTCCAGCTAAAAAAGCAGCTAAGAAGAAGTAAATGACTACCTCTGGAACAACAGCATTTGATATGGACTTCACGGAGATCGCTGAAGAAGCGTGGGAACGTGCGGGCCGTGAAATGCGTTCTGGGTATGATCTTCGTACAGCACGTAGGTCTATGAATCTACTGACTATTGAGTGGCAGAATCGTGGGATCAACTTGTGGACTATTGATGAAGGCACTGTGACTCTTGTTAAAGGCACTTCTCAATATGACTTACCCGCAGATACGATTGACTTGCTAGAACAAGTTGTACGCACAGATAGCGGGAACCAATATACGCAGTCTGACCTAACCATAAGCCGTATTAGTGTTAGCACCTATGCGTCAATACCGAACAAGTTGACTCAAGGTAGGCCGATTCAAGTTTGGATAGAGCGCCTGCGCGACAACCCGACTATAAACGTATGGCCTGTTCCAGACAAAAACGACACCTACATCTTCAAATACTACCGTATGCGTAGGATACAGGACGCGGGCAGTGGGGTAGAAACTGCTGACATGAACTTTAGATTTTTGCCATGCCTTGTCGCGGGGTTGGCGTACTACATATCTATGAAAGATCCAGACTTAGCGCCCCGCATACCTATGTTGAAGGACATGTATGAAGAGCAGTTTAGACTTGCCGCAGAAGAAGACAGGGTTAAAACACCGGCTCGTTTTGTGCCGAGAATAGGTTATGTCTAATCGTTTTGCTTCAGCACAAAAAGCTATCGCAGAGTGTGATGTTTGTGGGTTTCAGTACAAGTTACGAGAGCTAAAGAACTTAATACGTAAAGGGCGCGATACCAACTTAAAAGCGTGTCCTGAGTGTTGGAGTCCTGACCACCCGCAACTAAAGCTGGGCGAGTTTCCTGTTGAAGACCCGCAAGCCATACGTGATCCAAGACCTGATAAAAGTCTTGGAGATGCGGGGGCTAACAGTAGCAGACAGATACAGTGGGGTTGGAACCCTGTAGGGGCAGGCAATGACCCATTTAATTTAACGCCTAATGACCTTGTTGCTACGGGGGAAGTAGGTACAGTAACAGTAACGACAACTTAGGTGATCTTATGAAAAATATGAGCACAGTAAAGCCGGTGAAGAACGCTCCTAAGACGGACATGAAGGACGTTAAGACCACAGGAATAAAAATCCGTGGTACGGGTGCAGCTACGAAGGGGACTATGGCTCGCGGGCCTATGGCATAAATTATGAGTATGACCTACTCACAGTTGACGACGAACATACAAGACATTTGCGAGACTACGTTCACAGATGATGAGCTTGCTATGTTTGTACAACAGACAGAACAGTTCATATACAACACTGTTCAGCTTCCGTCACTAAGAAAAAACGTGTCTGGCACGATAACATCGGGTAACAAATATCTAGCTGTGCCTTCTGACTACTTGTACACGTACAGCTTGGCGGTAGTTAACGCTGATGGGTCATTTGATTTTTTGTTGAACAAAGATGTCAACTTCATTCGTGAGGCGTACCCTACGCCTACATCTACAGGTGTTCCTAAGCACTACGCAAACTTTAATGATGAGACGTTCATCCTTGGCCCTACGCCAAACGCTAGCCTTACCGTAGAGTTGCACTATGGGTATTACCCAGAGTCGATTGTTACTGCTAGTACGCTACCGTGGCTTGGTGAAAACTTTGACTCTGCGTTATTGAACGGTTCATTGGTTGAAGCGATACGGTTTATGAAAGGAGAG